TTTATTATTATATTTGCAAAACACAAAACAAAATAACATGAAACATTTATTAAAATCGTTGGCTTCGTTCCAACAAGAAGTGAAAGTAATTCACAAGGGTACACAAGGCTACGGGTATTCGTATGCTGATTTACCTAAAATCTTTGAAGAAATTAACCCGTTATTACAAAAACACGGATTAGGATTTACACAATTGATTAACTCACAAGACGGGTTAAATTATTTAAAGACAATTTTATTTCACGTAGAAAGCGGTGAAAGTATTGATTCGTTAACTTTGATTCCTTACGTACAATTAAAAGGTATGAACGACTTTCAATCTTTCGGTTCGGGTGTTACGTATTTTCGTAGGTATTGTTTAAGCACTATTTTAGGAATTGTAACGGACAAAGACACGGATGCTTCAGGAGAACAAGAAAAGCCTAAGAAACCAACGTTAGACAACAAAAGATTCTTAGAAGCATTAAAAGCTGTAAATGAAGGTAAAATAACGTTTGAGAAAATAAAAGAAAGTTTTGATTTAACACCTGAACAATTGAAGGCACTATGAAAATACGATGTTCACAAATAGGAAAAATAATGACAAACCCCCGTACCAAGGGGGAGCGTCTTTCTCAAACTACTAAAACGCATTTACTTGAGTTAGCGGTCGAAGAAAAGTACAATATTCATAAAGAGTTTTGGAGTAGATATACTGATAAAGGAAACGAAGTAGAACCCGAGGCCATTGCATTGGTTAACGATGTTTTAGACGTTGGCTTTATTTACAAGAATGAGGAACGTATAACAAATGAATGGGTAACTGGCAAGCCTGATGTAAACACGGATATTCTAATAGATGTAAAATCTTCTTGGGATGCGTTTACATTCTTTGAAAAGGTAGTAGAAGATGAAGTAAAAAACAAAGATTACTATTATCAATTACAGGGTTATATGTGGTTAACAGGAAAAGACGAAGCGTTATTGTGTTATTGTTTGATTGATACACCTTTGCAAATAGTTAGGGATGAAATAAGACGTGAACATTGGCGAAGAAACGAAATAGACGAAAAGGACGAAATAATAGACTTTGTAGAAGCTAAACATACTTTCATGCACATACCTAAGGAAAAGCGCGTTAAAACGCACGTAATTAAGCGAGATCAAAAAGTAATAGAAGCTATTAAAACACGAATTGAAGAATGTAGAGAATATTATAACAACTTAATTGAAGTAATATGAATCCAGAAGTTAATCAAGAAATACAAGAATTAAAAAAAGAAGTAAAAGAATTAAAGCAATTGATTGAAGCATTGATAGCCGTAACAGATGAGGGTGGTACTGTAAATGCTGATTCTTTAGTAATTAAAATGTTAAAATTAAAAGTAAATGGAAAGTGAGATAATAGAAGTTATTTTAGATAAATACGAAAAAGCAATTGCGCTATATACTAAATATAAAGATAGGATTGAGCGCCACGAAAACGAATTAAGGGCTGCAAATCAAATAATACAATCATTGAAGGCTGATAAAGAATTTTTAAAAACACAAATGGACGAATTAAAAAGTAAATTAAATGAAAGATAAAATAGTAGAAGCCGTTTTAATGCATTTTTTAAACCGTTCTAAGCGAGGAATAGAAAAATACGGAGTAACATTAGACCGTGAAGATTTAACTATGTTAGAATGGATTAATCACGCGCAAGAAGAAGCAATGGATTTTGTATTGTATTTAGAAAAATTAAAACAAGAACATGAAGCTTTAGAAAAATATAGTATGTTAATTGACGAAAAAGAAAATTACGGTTTAAAATCAATAGTGTTAACTGATAACCCTGATTGCGGGGTAAAAGGAATAAGTTTAAAAACAAATAAATAAATAAAAATGGAAAAAAGAGACAACAGCGGAGCGTTATTTACAAACGACAAAAAGACGAAAGAAACGCACCCCGACATGAACGGTAAAATAACAATCTTAGGTCGTGAATTTTATCTAAGCGCATGGAAGAAACAAACAAGCCAAGGCAAAGGATATTTAAGTTTGTCAATTAAACCAGCTGATGAACAAAACACGAAACCACAAAGCAACGATATTTCAGACTTTTTAAACAACTTTTAAGCTATGAAAGAGGAAAAGATAATAGCTAACGTAAATAATGTAACACGAACGTTAATTTGGCGGTACATTCAAAACAAAGGAATAACGCTAAATAAGTTTTGTTTAGAAGCTAAATTGCACCAAAGTAATATACACACGTTCCTGAAGGGAAAAACAATAAACACGGCTACAATAGAACGAATAGGCAAGTTTTTAGATGCTAACAAGTAACCAATATAAATAAATATATGTTTAATTTAACACAAGCACCAATGGCGAACAATAGTACCCACGTGCAAAAAGAACAAGAAGTAAACAAAGTTTACAAAACAAGCGATTTATCAATTTTTAAACAAATTGACGGTAACAGAATTCCAAACCTTCAACACGTAAGACGATTAGCTGATTCAATTCGTGTTTATGGAATGAAATGCAATCCAATTTTAGTTAATGAAAAAATGGAAGTAATAGACGGACAACACCGTTTGATGGCTGCAAAAGAAGCTAACTCATTTGTTTATTATATTATTGTAAATGGATATGCATTAAAAGAAGTACACACGTTAAATCTTAATCAAAAGAATTGGGGTAAAAAAGATTTTATGTATGGATATGCTGATATGGGAATTGAATCTTATATCAAACTTAAAAAATTTATAGAAAAAAATGAAGATTTTGGCTTTAATGATTGTGTTTCGTTATGTACTAATATTTCAGGAATAGTTGCAGGTTTTAAAGATAAATATAAACTTGTAAACCCTTTGTTAAGTAAACAAGAAGTATTTGAAGAAGGAACTTGGACTGGTAAAGATTTTAATTTAGCGCAAGATTGGGCAAATAAAATTAGAATGATTAATCGATATTATTCAGGTTATAATAGAAGTTCATTTGTTGGTACAATGATTTTATTATTTCAAAATGAAAAATTTGATTTTAATGAATTTATGCATAAAGTAAGATTACAACCAACAGCTTTGGTAGACTGTGCAAATAGAGACCAATATAGAACTCTTATTGAGGATATTTATAACTACAAATCAAGAAATAAAATAAGTTTACGTTATCAATAAATAGGCTCGGCAAAGCAAATGAAGTGCGGAACGTAAAAAATTCCGCATTTTTTTTTATTAAAAGTATTGTTTATTTAAAAAGTTATATTAATTTTGATGAAATAATTAAAGTAAAGGTTATGAAAACACGAAGCACAAAGATTAGAAACATTGAAGAACACAACGGGGTTGGTTATTTTGATATTGAATGCGGTAAATTCGGCACTATGTTATTTGAATTTTACATTGAATTTAACGTAGATTCAGATTACGAACTTGAAAGCGTAGACGTAAAGATTAGTAGTTACGACTGGGAAAGCGAAAACGAAAATTTGAAAAGCGGTAAACTAAATAAACGTAATACAAAATTTATTTGTGAATACATTGAATCAATTATTTTAGACGATCCTCGAAGCTACGGATTTGATGAGAATGATTTTATACGAAAAGACGAAGAAGATTTTGATTACTACCAAGAACTAAACTTTGAAGAAAGGCGTTTGTCAAATATGTAAAAGGACAAAACCTAACTAATTTTGTTTTATATGTATGGAATTAGTAAGGCACTCACGAAACGTTCACGAATTAAAAACAGTAGGCAAGCAAGTTAAAATTGCCATATTATCCGATTTACATTGGGACAACCCGAAATGCAACCGAGAACTATTAAAACAACATTTAGATTACTGCCTAAAAGAAAATATCCCCGTAATTGTCAACGGGGACTTTTTTTGCTTAATGCAAGGCAAAGGAGATAAACGCGGTAACAAATCGGACATAAGACCTGAACACAATAACGCAAAGTATTTAGATAGTATAGTTGAAACTGCAGTCGAATGGTTTAGCCCGTATGCAAGTATCTTAACTGTATTGGGTTATGGTAATCACGAAACAGCTATAATAAAATACCAAGAAACGGACATACTACAAAGATTCGTAGACCTACTAAATTATAAAAACAACAGTAACGTAATGACTGGCGGTTACGGTGGCTGGGTAGTTGTTAGACAATCTTTAACTAAAAACGGTAGAACTGTTTTTTTTAAGATAAAATACTTTCACGGTTCGGGTGGAGGTGGTGTCGTAACAAAAGGCGCATTGAATTTAACACGGGCTTTAGAAATGTACGAAGGCTTCGACATTTTTACTATGGGACATATTCACGAAAATTCGGCACGACACGACGTAAGGGATACTATATTTCATGCACCTCATCATGGATATAATTTAGAACAAAAAGAACTTCATTTAATGATTACGGGAACGTATAAAGAAGAATACGGGGACGGTTCTAAAGGCTGGCACGTTGAACGGGGTGCGCCAATAAAACCAATAGGCGGGCGCATTTTAGTTTTAAATATAGAACGTAAACAAACGGAAGGCGAAGATAGATTAATAAAACACATTGATAGTATAAGATTTAACAAATGGGAAAAGTAACTTTTGAATTTGATTCTTTAGAAGAAGCTGAAGATATTAGAACGGCTTTAGATGGGTACAAGTATAAATTGGTAATCTGGGATTTTGACCAACATTTAAGGAATGAAATAAAATATAACGATAAACTACCTTCTGAAGTAGCTGAAGCGTTTGAAGATTTACGGGAAAAATTAAGAGAGTTTTTAAACGATTATAACGTAAATATTGAATAGTTAACATAATATATGAAAATTTAATATAAATTTGTATTGTGAGATACGTTTTACTTTTACCTTTACTGATAACCCTATTTATTTTAGATAGGGTTTTCTTTGTTTTGGTGTTTTGGGAGGATAGTATTAGATTCAATCATTGGCTATATAAAGACGAACTAATTATAGAATCAATATTTCGTGTTACAGTAGGTGTTTTAACTGCGGTATTAATAGAATATTCAATAGCGATTTGGTAAACGAACAATTTTTAATAGAATTAAGCAAGCACCACAACGACTGGATAAAAATCGTAGGCACTTTTAACGAAGAATTTTACGCTGAAGATATAGTACAAGAAATGTATTTGAAGATGGCTATAATAAATAACGTTGAAAGATTTTATTTAAACGGCAAGCTAAATAAAAACTTTATTTGGACGGTGTTAAGAAACATGGCTTTTGATTATAAAAAGAGCAAAACACGAATAACAAAAGTAAGCATAACGGAAGCATACCAACTAAAAGACGAATACCAACCCGAAATTTTAGAAGCAAAGAAACGTTTAGAAATAAAAATAAACAAAGAAGTTAAACAATGGCATTGGTACGATCAACTATTATTTGACCTTTACCGAACTTCAGGAATGAGTACAAGACAAATAGAAGGTGTAACGGGTATAAGTTTTAAAAGCGTATGGAAAACAATTAAGACTTGCAAAGAACGATTGAAAGAAAATGTATCTGAAGATTACGAAGATTTTAAAAACCAGGATTACGAATTAATAAAATAAATATGCTGAAAATATTAGAAGTATTAAATAAAGAATTAGAAGAAAGAGAAATTAACGCAAAAAAGTTTTTTAGACAATACAATGATTTAAGAAAAGACTTGGATAAATTAATGATTGAAAATGATATGTTACGAAAAGACCTAAAAGAATTAAGTAAAGAACATTTTAAAAAATAAATATGGCACGAAAAAGACGTACAAAAGCTGAAATATTAGCAGCACAAAGTGAAGGTTTAGGGGACACGGTAGAAAAAGTTTTAGAAGTTACTGGAGTAGCTAAATTGGCAAAATGGGTAATGGGTGAAGACTGCGGGTGTGACGAAAGAAAAGCAAAGTTAAATTCTTTGTTTCCGTATCGTAAGCCTGAATGCCTACTAAAAGACGAACACGAATTTTTATCTGAATGGTTTACTGAAAAACGTTACACTATGAAACCAACTGAACAAAAAAGAATGTTAGAAATTTACAATAGAGTA